CTTCATAGTTTATAGTAATGACATCAGAAAAAACGATGTCGTTATTTATTGGTGTTTTTAGTAGTAATTCTATCATTTAATTGGTTTTCTAAATGCGCTTTCTACTAGATTTATTACAACTGAATTTACATCTGCTTGATCAATACTTAATATAGTATCTGGGTTTACAAATACATCAGAATCATAAACATTTGCAAAGAATTTTATTATTGAATTTGTAGAACTAAGTGGTTTAAAATTATTTAATTGCAATTTGCCTGTTGTGTAATCTACAGTTCCAATTGCTTCTGGTAAATTACCAGACAAACTTAAATCAATATTTTGCAAAGCACCTAAAGAGTACTCTTTTCCTTCTTGCACAAATGAAATGTACAAATTACCAATACCATCATCGTATATTCTACACGAACGAATTACATTTTTATAATCAAGACAATTAAACAACGAAGATTGAATATTTGGTTTTTCTATAGAATCACTTCTTACCAATCTGTTTTGTAATTTTATTGTGTAATTTTGTTTTATGTTATAAACTGGAGCTAAACGATATTCTAATTGCGGTGTTATTGTTGCACTTAAAATGGAACTATCGATATCCAAAATAGTTCTTTCCAATTCATTTGAAATTAAATCGGCATCAAAAACATCTAAATTGTCTATGATGTAATTGTTTATTGCTGTTTTAATTTTAGTTTTAAGTTGCTCTATAGAACCTTTATTTTTAATTATGTCAATTTTCGCATCGCAATTAATTATTAAGTAAATGATGTTTGGGTCCACAATCTCAGGAATTATACCAACAACAGATCTGTCTCTAGATAATCCCTTTAGAATTGTATTTTTTTCGGTTTGGGTTAAAGCGGCCCGGTTTTCTGGTTTTATAGCAATAAAAACTTTACCATAAAATGGTGGATCATTTTCTTCTCCACCCCAACACTTTATTGATTTAATGAAACCAAAATCTTTTTGTAGTAAAACAGAATAATCGTTTGCAGTTACTGCTCTTTCTTGTGCTGTAAATGCCTTTGGTGCTTTATATTTAATAGATTGTATTGTTTCTCTTTCAGAACCACCAAATGAGGGTGTTACTACGGCTATAGTGGCATCACTTAAAGCAGGAGATGTGAACACTCTAGAAAGAACGTCATCATTAATACCAATACCATTTGCTTCAGAACCAGAACTTTCTAAGAATGTAATTGTAACTAAGTTACCTTCTGTTAATCTTTTTCCTATTACTCCATCTCCAAAGTATATTCTATAATACTCATCAGGTCCTTCTTCTAGGAAATAAACATTAGAGATACCATCTATTTCTGTGATATTTGATGCTTCACTCCAGACATCAGAAGAACCCGAAGCATCCGTTACACTTCTTTGTACTGTTACAGTTATTGTGCTTACGTCTACTTTTGTGCTTCTTAGTGTTATTTTTTTGAAAGGATTGGAACCATCAATTACATAATTGACTGTACGCAATATTCCTTCTTTTAAATTAATTGCACCTGTTGAAAATGTTGTTACTGTGCCATCCTCAGCCTTTTCGGCTTCGGTGAATAGAGCGTCATTTAAATTATAAAAATAGTAAACAGAAGTGTCTTTATTTACTTTAAACGCAGTATATTTTTCCAAAACATAACTATCCAACATTCCATTACTTGCGGGGCGACTAACTTCTACTGAGCATGTTGCTGAAGTTGTTGAAGTTGGAGTATATCCTAAATTTTTTGCAATAGAAACAACTGATGATCTTTTTTGCGCTGTATCCAAAAAGGCTTCATTAAATGTTATATTGTTGTATAATGATTGATAATGTGTGTTGTATGCTAAAATATCTAAAAGAATGTTTAGAGTAGAACCCTCAAAATTATAGCCATTAAACTTGTCTTGTGTTTTTAAGAATGATATTAAATTTTGTTTAATATCATTATAATCTAATTTTGAAAAATCTGGGTTCATCTGATCCTCTCAAGATTTATTTGTAGACTCTGTGGAGTGCTTTGATCTTCATTTCTTAAAGTAAAAGTTATGTCTATTTGCAGCAAATTTTTGTCGTCAAAGTTTTGTACTTCTACCTTTTGCAATAATGCTCGTGTTTCATATTTCGAAATTATATATTCTACTTTTTTTGTAATAATATCAGATAAAATTGCATCTGGGAAATTTTCAAACAATACCTCATTTAATCCCACATCTATTAGTGGATCAAATGGTTTATCAAACTTTTTCAAAAACATCAAATTACGCAAACTTTGCTTTACCGCATCCAGATCTTTTTTAACAGATATATCACCAGTTATTGGGTTGCTGGTAAAATCGTTACTTAAATCTGTTATTTTAATTTTTGTCATTAGTGTTTAATCAGTAAAGTGTTTAAGATTCGTATGTCTTTTTTAAGAAAATTTAGAACAAAATCAGCATTTATTTGTTCGGCATGATTCCAAGAACACCATTCACAACAAATATAACCATATGGGGATAAACTGGTATCCTTCTTTAAGGGAACTACTACAAATGCAATTGTGTTTCGTGCTTCCATAAATCCTTTAAAGTGACTATCAGTTAATGTATTGGTAAAAATTATTCTGGCTTCATCTTCTTGTAATATTTTAAGTTTTTCTATAAATCTAGTCAATAACACTCCTTGTTGTTGATCTATAGTTTGTTCTATACCCAAAGAGCAAGATTCATGTGTTATTGAAAACTTTAATATGCTTTCACCGCTAAAAAAATCACCACCATTATGAAATTGTGCAATATATGCTCTTGCACAGTCTAATTGTATTCTTACCTCTGTCAATACTTCATTTACCTGCGTGTGCAGTTTTGTAAAATCTGCGCCATTGTTGGAAAACAATGTATGTTTTTTATTTTTTGTGTTTTTTAGTAATTTTAGTAACGCAAAACTAGTCCCCATAGCAAAAGATATAATCGAAACACCAGCAGCATACCACATTTCAGGACTGATTGATTTGAATATTGACAACATAAAAATACCCTAATAAATTGCGTGCCTTTATTTATGAATTTTTGGCGCCAGTTGGTGTCCATTCTTTCTTGTTATTTTTCATAAATGACTCTGTTTCGGATGGTTTGGAAGTTTCATATTGACTTGGGTTGTCAAAATTCGTTGGTTTTGGATCTGCTGTAAATGGTGGTGCCTTTTTATCGTCTGGTTTGTATAAAAGAGGAGTTTTTAAAGTTACATCTTTTGGTGTTTTTAGTTCTATTTTGTCTGTGGCAGATCGCAATACGGTGAACTTTTCTCCAATCAATTCCAGAATATTTCCAGAATATATTCTAAACTTGCCGGTGTACTCTGCGCCAAATATATCCATACTCTTTTTTGCTTTTATTGTAACTTCGGAAAGACCGTCTATTTGTATACTTGCAGTCGATGCTAACCACCAATTACCGCCAGTTTTAGTAACAAAGGAACCATTAATTGTTTTTTCTTGAGATTGCAACTCTTGTTTTTTGTGTTCTCCCTTTTCATTAATACTACCCACAACTTCAGTTACTTGATTTCCGCCGACATAAGTTCTTTTATCGCCCAACAAATATTCGCCCAAATAACTCGAAGAGTTTGACAGATACTTTTGATCGAATTCCCCATCAATTCTTTCATCTCTGCTTCCTCCTATTTCGTTAACTACATCACCTCCGACAACAACATGCATGTGGCCACCGACTTCTAAATTATAGTCACCAGCAACCGTATGGTTATAATTTCCTTCATCTTGACGAATGTTTACGTCACCCTTGTTTAAACGTATGTTTGCATCACCTTCCACCAAAGAAACATTCATATTTCCTTTATGAATGTAAATATTAACATTCGCATTTCCCGCCACATGAATATCAAAATTTACATTTTCTTCTTTACTGTTTTCTTCTTCATCGTCATTTATAAGAATTTTTAAACCTTTATCAATGCTTACACTAGAATAACCACCCAAATGAACATATTGATCCCGGAAGACATGAAAATAACTATCTCTTACATGCTGCTCTACGAAATCACCATTAGGATAAACTTCTAGATTTGTACCGGAACGATGAAAAACTGATAATCTTTCGCTGCCAGGTGTATCATCAGTTTCAAATACGTGACCGCTTTCCGTTTGATGTGTTTTATTAAACGGATATATTGATACTGGTTTAAATTCTTTGCTTTTCTTTTCTTGATTTGGATATAAATCTTTACCTTCTATTTCTTCGCCTTGTTTTCTGCCGTGTTCAGTTTCTGGTTGAGTCCATTGTTTATTCGATTGCGTTACTTGTTCGTCGTCGCTTTTCTTTTGTTTTTCTTTTTGTATTTGTTCTTTTGTTTTTGCTGGTTCCGCAGAGGCTTGCGCTTGAGACGAACTACCAGTGACTCCACCTTTGGGTGTTGTTTGACCAGCTCCACCACCTCCACTAGCAGAACCAGAAGAAGCACCAACGGTTCCATCTTCCGTTAAATCTGCCGCAGTTATTCCTCCGGTTACTTTTTGTCCTTTAGTAATAGTTGTTCTTTGGGTGCGCTCGCGTTGGGGTAAAATTGAGGATGGTTTATTATTTCTAATACCAGAAGTGCTGGTAGTTGGTTCTGTTGGTTTTAAATTATCATCGCAATTAGACATATTATTATCCTAAAATCTTTTTATTTGCACTATTCAGTGGTTCTTCTTTTACTAGTTTCCAGTTATCAAATTTAGAAGATTCCATGCTACTTTTTACAGAATTATCACCAGAACCCAATCCACTTAAAGTGCCAGTATTTTTACCATTTAAGTTAACAACACCACACTTAAATTCTTCT